TTGTGATGCACGTTTCTTTTATTCCGGATAAAATACACACCTTTTCGTGTGAATCGTTGTACAAATCCATCTGACCGCCTCCTATAACCACATAGGTTTATACTGCAACGTGACAAGTGCGTTATTGTCAGAGAAAATGAGATGATGTTCCTTTTCCTGCCCTGTGGTGAGGTACGGAAATTCCATCAAGGACACGTCCTTGAACTTGTTCTCTCCGTCCATCGTTGCGAATCCTGTTTCTCCGTCAATGATGACGGTTGCTCCTCTTGGAATCGTGTCAATAGTAATTTCACCGCAGGAAAGACCGTTGATTCTTAACTGCTCAATGTACTCCGTTGCTGTGATTGTCAGTCTGCACGGTGTCGCCCTGTTTCCCTGTGCCTCAAATATCGCCTCATACACTCCCTGCCAGTTCAAACTCACCTCGTCGCTGAACCAGTACCCCGTGAATTTGAACTCTGCTGTGTACCGTGTTTTCGTTATTGTCTTGCTCAACGAGTTTCCCGTCATATATGCCTTAAAATGGCGACTGTACCCGTCCAGTGTAAGGACGACACCTTTCTGCAACTCTGCATTGAAATCACTGACATGTTTTTGAACCTCGTCTCTGTCTTTTCCTCTGAACAGGACTGTCACTGTCAGTCCGGACAATGGTGTGTATGTTTCGGATTCCGACGGTATCAATGCCCCGTCGAACATCTCCACCGTCACCCCCGTCTGTGGAGGCTCGAAATCAACTGTCAACTGCTTTGCATCGAATGACCGAATGTCTATGCTATCAATTTTCATGTCCTCACCTCCGTTTTTTCGTTGCTATTGCAAGATTATCACTGACCTTTTCGGTCGTTCTGCTTGCCACTTCATCTCCGTCAATATAGTTGTGAACCTCGATAAAAGCGTTCACATTCTGATTTATTGCTTTCAGTTTTCGGTCAAGCATTGAGTTCAATTCTGTGTAGAACTCCGCAAGTGGCAAGATTGCCTCTGCTCCTGCCTCTCCTCCAACCATGAGCCTTGTTCCGTTCATTCCGAATACTGTCGGACTTGTCATGATACCTCCTGTTTTGTACCATTCAACACCGAATGACGGTACAGACGGAGGGTTCAGACTGAACGAACCGGATATACTGAAATGTGGCATTTTCAAATGTGGCAATGACCACTCAAAATTGAAAAATCCCTTGATTCTGTCGATAGCGTTTGAGACCGCTGTCTTTGCGGATTCCATCTTTTCGCTGAATTTTGCTCGTATGCTCTCCATGACCGAACCGACCGTTGAAAGAGCACCGTTCAGTTTTGTCGAGAAAGATGACTTGATGCTGTCGAGTTTTCCACCTGTCAACGTGTTCGCTGTGGACATGAGTGAGTTCATCGTGTCCTTGATGCCTGTGAATGTAGCCGACACAATTCCTTTCATGCCCCCGCCTTTTTCGTTATAGGCAGATTTCATATTTTCCAGTTTTGTGGAAACATTGGTCTTTGCGGTCTCCATGAGATTTGTCGCTGTGTCCTTGATATTCGTGAACCTCGTTGACCATCCCTGTTTTACGCTCTCGACCTTGTTTGTAAAATCGTTCTTGAGTGACAGGAGTTTGTTGCTCGCATCTGTGTTCCACTGCTGCATCGTCGTTGAAATCGTCGATTTCATGTGAGACCATCCGGTTGACACATAGGACTGTATTCCGGAAATCTTCGTCGTGAAATCGGTTCTGATTTCCGTCAGTTTATTTGATGCGTTTGTTTTCCACTCGGTCATCTTGGATGTGACCGTCGTTTTCATATTCTCCCAACCCTCGGAGACTTTCGTCTTGATTTCCGATGTCTTTTCGGAGAATTTTGTCTTGATTTCTGTCAGTTTTCCTCCCGACAGATTATCAACGAACGTGAATCCGGCTGTGTAATAGCCTTTGATTCCCTCCCATCCTGCTGCAACTGCTCCTTTAATACCGCCCCCGTTTTCCTCATAGGCGGTTTTCATGTTCCCCAGTTTCTCCTTTGCGGTGTCAACTGCTGCCCCCATGAACTTTGTGACAGTATTTTTCACCGCCGAAAACGTCTTTGTCGCTGCTTGTCCGACCGCACTATTCGCAACCGAATCTTTTATCTCGTTCACCTTATTCGTGACCGCCTCTTTTGCTTTCGAGAACGCTCCCGTTATGGTTTCCTTGATTGCGTTGAATTTCTCCTTGACGTTACTCCACAACTCGGATAATTTTTCTTTGACCTTATCCCAGTTTTTATATAAAGCGATTCCTGCTGCGATCAGTCCTGCAATCAGTGTCACAATTAAAATAATCGGACACAGATTCATGACTGCATTGAGGGCGGTCTGTGCCACCGTCATTCCTCCAGTCACTCCGGTCGCTGTCGCTGTTGCTGCGGTATGTGCTGCCTCCGCTGCTGCCCCTGCTGTGTCTGCTGCTGTTCCTGCTGCGGTTGCTGCTGTCTTGGCTGTTATCTTTGCGATGATTCCTCCGACAAACGATGCAAACTGTTGACCTGTTTTCACCGTCGTCGATATTCCCTGTGCTACTTTTCCGAATCCGATTGCTAAAGGACCCACCGCAGCCACCACGAGACCGACCTTGATGATTGTCTGCTGTTGCCCCTCGTCAAGAGAGGTGAACCACTTTGTCAGTTCTTGAATCTTTGTCGTCACCTTTTCGATGACTGGTGCTGCTGCGGTCTGTGCTGTTGTCGCCAGTGTTGACAATGCCAGTTTTGCATTGTTCATCGCTATTGTTGCATTATCAATCGGGTCGAGTGTTCCGTTGTATGTGTCCTCGACCGTCGTTCCATATTCCGACATTGAGGATGACAGGCTTGTGAGGTCAATTCTGTTCTCTCGGATTGCTGTCGCCATTTCCGCAGCACCCTTTTTTCCGAACAGTTCTGTCGCAATCTGTAAAGCCTCTGTGTCCGTCTTTGCGTTCTTAATGCTGCCGATTGTCTCCTCCAGTGCGACATCCATTGACTTTCCCTCGGCTGTTGCGTTCTGCAATGCCTTTTTCAGTCCTGCCAGTGCTGTCGTAGAATCAACACCGTTCGCATCGAATTGAGCCATCAAATTGATTGCTTGTGGTAATGACAACCCCATCTCTTTGAACGCTGAATTGTTATCCAGTACATAACTTTCGAGTTTGTCAACGGAAATTCCTGTCTCCTGTGCTTTTGATGTCAGCAATCCCAACAGATTCCCCGTCTGTGACGTGTCTATATTCCACGCTTTCATGATTTTGTCCACTTGGTCAACAGACTGTGTCACATTCGTTCCGTTTATGCTCGAAAACTGAATGAATTGCGTTGACAGGCTCTCCAGTTCCTCTCCTGTCGAATGAAATCTCGTGTTTACTTCACCGATAGCCTCTCCGACCGTTGACATGTCCTCCGGCATACTTCCGAAAACATTGTCCGCAGATGCGGTCAATCCCTCCAGTGCCTCTCCGGTTGCTCCGGTCTTTGTCACTATCGTGTCATATCCCTCGTCGAGTTCCTTAAACGCTGCGATTGATGCTGCTCCTATTGCAGCAATTCCCGCAGAAACGACAGACATTTTCTTTCCGAAACTCTCCATCTTTTGTCCTGCTTTGTCACAACCGCTTGCAAATTCATTCAGTTTATGATTTTTCAGTTCCTTGTTTACTTTTTCGAGTTCAGATTCCATCTCGACGAGTGATGCTTTTGATGCGTTCGTCTTTGTGGTCTGATTTGCAAGAGCAGTCTCCGTCTTTCCGATTGCTGTCTCGTTTGCCTTAAATTCCTGCTCCAGTTTGTCGAGTTCCTCTTTCAGTGCCTTTGACTGCTCTGAATTTGCTCCGGTCGCCTTTGTTGAATCCTCATAGGCTTTCTTTGCTGCCTCGACCTTTGTTTTCAATTCCTCCTGCTTTGTCTTTTGGTCTGAAAGTTTCTGTGTGAGTTTTGCTTGTTGCTCACTGTTTAATTGAACGATATTCTTTTGCAGAGTGATTTTTTGAGTGAGGCTCTCGGCTTTCGCCTTGAGTTGGTCTGCTGCCGAACCGAACGCTTTTGCTTGCGTCTGTGCCAGTTTGAACTCACTGGATAACACTTTCATCTGTGACGCAGCGGATTTCATTTGTGACTGATAATCAGACGAATTTGCTGAAATCTTCACGCTTGTATGTGCCATCGGTTCTCCTCCTCTCTGTGTTATGTGTTCTCGTTCACCGTTTCAAGTTCAAATTTCAGATATTTCAGCAGTTCAATGATATTTTCTTTCATGCACTGCCCGTATGATTCCCGCATGAGCCGAATCGCAATTTTTGTCACACGGTCAACGATTTCTCCGCATATCTTCCATGTGTTCTGTTCTTCCTGCTCCTCGTCCTCATACCCATTCTCACGGTCATATTCATCGAACGCAGATGCCTCTCTTTCGATTGGCTCTGTCTCGACAATGTTCAGCAACGCATCGGAAACAATATCCTGCATGATGAAATGAATTCCCTTTGATGCTGTCAGAAATTCAATAACATCCACCTCACCCAGTTCATCGAGAGACATCCTGTTCCCGAATATCTCTTGAATGATTCTTTTGTTGAAAAACAGTGCATCCGTTATTTTGTCCGAACCGTTTTTCTCCATGAGTGCAGCATATTTCTTGTACTGCTCAACCGTTACGTTATTGATGAATACTTTTCCTGTGCTGCAAGTGATTGTTATTTCCGGAATCACTTGCCACTCTGAAAATTTTTCATCATCTTGTCCATTCTCTTGTTCATTTCCTCTGCGATTCCCATGTCAATCATGTTGAACTCGATGACGATTCCTGCTGCATCCAGTCCGCTCTCTGCGTCCTTTAACTCGTCAACCGTGAACTGATTTCCGTATGCTTTGCAGATGAACAACATCATCGCCTCAATTTCCTGTCGTGAGTATCTTTTGGACGCTCTCTCGGATGTCGCAGCGTCAATCTGTTCTGCAAGTTCGAGATATTCCATGTATGTGTCCGCAGACATTTTCTCCATTTTGAACTCTTTATGATTCACGATGATTTTTCTATTCATTGAATTATCCTCCTGTTATATCCTCTCTTGTTTTACGCTGCTGCGTCCGGTGCTTCCTGCACTTTTGAGAACCAGTCTTTGATTGCTGTTGCTGCATCCGTGTCCTCTGCTACAAGGTTGGATTCATCAACAGATACCTCATACAGATTGTCGATGCTACGCTCGTAGAAACTGCCCTTGATGCTCTTGGTTGTAGGTGACAGTTTTCCCTCTTTAGTGCTTGCCTCCTCGCTGATACCCTCTGCAAACTTTCCGACATAAAGCCACTTGAACTCATATTTTCCGTTGAGTTTTCTTTCTCTCCATCCGACAGCGACCTCCGGTGCTCTGTCGTCAGATGACTTTCTCAAGAATCCTTTCTCGTACAACTGCCCGAACAGAATCACTCTGTCCTGTGGTGCAAGAGCATTGATCTCCAGTTCGACATCTGTTCCCTCGTATGAGGTGATGACCTCCTCGGTGTTATCGTCGGAGTAGATTTTCTCACTTGTCCACTTTTCATCAATTTTCGCTTTGATTGCTCTCGCTAATTTCACCGGAGTTCCGGCTGTGTATGCTGTTGCAGTATTGCTCTGCACCAGTGCGATGTAGAAATCTTTCAGTCCGCAAGTTCTACTCCTTACAATCTGCTGTGTGGTTTCATTTACCTGTGTTACTGTTTCGCTCATGATTTTTCCTCGCTTTCATAATATTTTGTGAATCGCTGTGCTTTCATATAGATTCCATCCTCCGGTTTTGAATCGTCTCCGTTTCTCCCCTCGAATGAGAACCCATTCTCTTTCATGAGAGACTTGATTTCCCTTGCCAGTTCCACCTCGTCCTCCTTTGAGAAAATGGTGACTTGCAAGGAAAGTGTCACTCCCTCCGCATCATCATCCGAAAAATTGTCATCGGTTTCACCCAAATCCCATAATGTCACATGACATTTGTTGAGGTCTTTGTCATACCACCCCTGCATCACAGTGATTCCTCTGTCCTCTATCGGCTTGAGTGCGTCTGATGCGTCTTTTATGATGTCCGGACTGCTGTCCATGCTTATCACCCCACTGTCCTGTCTAAATACGCTTGATATTCCTGTTCTGCTATCTTTTGCAGTTCTGCATCTGCCTCCCTGCCTGTTGCATATATGAACTCTTGTGGCGGTCTGTAAATCGTTCCCCAGTTAATAAAACGGACGTAGAAATGACCGCCCTCGTCCTGTGTGTTCTTTTCCCATCCGACATCTGCTGTCGCTCCCGTACCGTTCACCTTTACTTTCCCGATAGGGATTTCATCTGCTGCATGTGCGGACACGGATGATTTTGAACCGAACCCTCGCCCACTTTTTTTGATGTCCTTTGACTTTGGGATTTTTCCGGACATGATTCTCTGTACAACTGGTTCTCCTTTTTCAGCGATCGTTTTATTTACCTGTGCAATATCTTCATCCGATGCAGCACTTTCAAACGCTTTCACCAGTTCCTCCAGTCCTTTGAACTCCATGTCAATTTTCATGTCCTCACCTCCGTGTCAGAATGTGACACCTATGCAACCGCACGACATTTCACAAGCACCCATCCGTTATCTGTGAACATCGGTGATGCGTCATAGATGTCGAATCGTGTTCCGTCATACTCTGCATAGAACTCTTTCATTTTCTTTCTGACCTCTTTCATCCGCTTGCAATTCCGAACCTTGAAAACAATGGTGTTCTCAAGACCTGCTTGCAGTGCTGTGTATTTCTCATTTGTTCCCAAACTCTGAACATCGCACCAACACTCATAAAACACCTCTGTGGTCGGTTCTTTCCTGCCCGCCTTGATTTCTGTGGTCACTCTGATTATTTTCACCCGTCCGGTCATTCACTGCTCCCTCCATACTTTTCATTGAGTAGCATGGTTGAGACCGCATTTGTGAGTTGCTGTGTACCGTTCTGATACTTCTCCCTATGGTCATATAATTCCTTGACGAAAGAATATACAAGCAATCTCTGACGGGCGGTCAAATTGTATGGGTCGAAATTCGGAATCAGTTCCATCAACTCCTCTGATGTAATCGCCTCAACCATAGTCTCGACAATGTCCTTGTCGTCGTCATAGTCGATGTGGTTGTATTTCATGCAGTCCTCAACCAGTTTGTCTCTATACTCTTTCTTTTCCTCGTCCGTCATTTCATTCACCTGCTTTCAATCACAGGGCGGGTGTTCCCGCCCTGCTGCATTTCTTATCCCTGCACAACTTCCGTGATGTTGCCTTTGATGATTGCTCCATCATCAACAGGCTGCACGTCAAAACGGTCACGAACCTTGATTCCGGTCATGTCTTTCTCCCACAAACCTGCTGCCTTGTCGTTCATGTCGATGGTGATGACATTTCTGTCAAATAATGTGATAGCCTCTTTTAAGTCGCCCATATACACAGGATGCTTGTATGCGGACACCTTTGCATCGACTGTCGTTTCCTGCTCCTGTCCTTTGCAAGTTACAACATACTTTCCTTTCACGACTTTCCATGCTGTCACGTCGGACGTTGCGGATGCGTCGATTGCTGTGGTTGTTCCGTCGATTGCTAATTTGCTGCCGGAGATTGTGAACGCAGGTGAGTACACAGGTTCAGATTTCACAGTCCTGTTTGACACCTTGACAATCGGATATTTACCGAACAACATCATCTGTGTCGGCTGTGTAGGATTCGGCTGCAAAATGTACTTTCCGTCCTTATCCTTTAACTTGTCGAGGTAGTTGTACCCGTTCTGATTTGCGATGACCATTGCTCCTGTTGTGATAGCAGGGTCGAGACCCACGTTGAACACGTCCTTGAGACTGTCGATTGTGGAAATCACAACCTCTTTCCCCTTTGTCATCTCGTCCGCAACCTTGAGAATCATCGCATTTCTCGTCGCCTTTGTTTTCTTGGCAATCCACTTGTTGATGTATGCCATGACATTGGCTGCGGTGTCCTCAAACAGTTCTGCGGTGATTTTTAAGATGCCACCCTTTTTCTTGATTGCATACACAATCTTTTTGAACTTCGGCTCATCCATGTCGGGGAAATCTGCCTCCTCGTCCACATTATCAAACGGGGTGGAATCTGCATCGACCTCAATGTTTCTCGAACCGCTCTTTGTGGTTACTCCCTCAACATTGACATACTGCTCCAGATTATCCTCTGAACGTCTTAACTCGATGATGTCTGTTCTGATGTCCTCCGGAACGGTGACACCGATTCCCATTTCATCATCGTCTCCCTTTGTGGTGTCTGTGCTTAACGCATCCTTGTACACCTTAACATCTCCCTCGTCCGGTTCTCTCTTTAAGAATCCACACTTGACGATATTGACGAACGCTTTCACGAGGTTTTTCTTGTCCGCTTTTCCCCCGATGGTCTTTGCTGCTCCCGTCGCCACCTTGTCCTCGATCTCCTCATGTTCCTCCTCGTCCAAATCAAACAGGAGGTCAAACTTTTCCTGTAACTCTTTGAGTTCCTCTTTTGCTGCCTTTGCCTTGTCGAGTTTTCCGTCGTTCACAAGGCTCTTGACCTCATTCTTTTTGTCGTTGATTGCTTTCAACAGTTTCTGCATTTCCTTGTTCATGAATCATGTCCTCTCTTTCTTAAACTCCATACATGTCGAGGTCTGCAAGAATATCCTGCTTTTCTGCCTCGATTCTCTGTTTCTCTGCCTCTGCTGCATTGTTCCTGTTCTCCAGTTCTGCAAGCACCGCATTGACAATGTCCTTTGTGGCTGTTCCTTTGATGCTCTCCGGAACATGGTTGTATTTTTCAAAATAATCTGATGCACACGCTGCGACTGCTGCCTTTTCATCAATCAAAACGTCGAAATACTCTGCCAGTTCTGCACCGCTGAACCACTTTTCTTTCGCCATGAAAGACTTGATTTTGTCTCTCGTCACACCCTCTTTCAAGTGTTCCTCGTAAACGTCGAGAATTGAATCCTCGCATAAATCAAGTTGTTTGATGACCTCTTTGAAATCGTCTGCGTTGCCCCATGCCATACATAAAGGCTTGTGAATCATCGCCTGTGCTCCTGTCGCAAAATGCAGTTCATCACATGCGAACATGATGACAGATGCGATTGACGCAGCCATTCCATCAACATATCCGACTTTGTGTCCGGAGTATCGTTTCAACTGGTTATAGATTGCCAGTCCTGCGAATACATCACCGCCACCGGAATTGAAATAGATGTCGATGTCCTCATACCCATCCAACTGGTTGAGGAAATCTGCGATGTCCTGCGGGCATCTGTCCTCCTCGAACCACATGGATTCCCATGTTGCTGATACAATGTCACCGTAGAAATACAAGGAACATCTGCTCTGTTCCTCGTCCTGTTCCAAATCCAAATAGCCGACATTTTCAACTTTTCCGCTGCGTTTATTCTTTTTTGTGAAATCAAAACGTCTTTTCTTTGCCATGATTATTCACCTCCCTCCTGTTCTTCCTCGTCCTCTGCCTCGTCGGTTTCGTCCGGTTGTCCTGTTGTGTCCGGCTGCTCTGTGTCCGGCTCTGTTTCTTCCTCCGGTTGCTCCGGTTTTTCGGTCTCCTCTTGCTCGATTTGACCTTTCTGATATGCTGCTCCTGCCATTGTCAGCGGAACGATGCTGCCATTTGCAAGTAAAGTGTCGCCACCCTCTCCATCGGGGAGGTCAAGTTTGCGTCGTGCCTCATTCGGTTTCATGATTGAGCCACTGACACCGTTTTTCAGGTATTCCATTTGTGTCTTTGAATCTGTCCGGAAAAGAACTTTTTCATTGTATTTGTAATAAAAACCGTCATCCTGTTCCTCGTCCGTCAGCATTTTATAGTTGATTTCTTCCTCATACTGCTTGATGACGAACAGTTCTGTGTCAACGTAAAAAGACAACTGCTGCAACTCACTGTTCGCATAGGACGACTTTGAATAGTCGTTGATTTGATTCGGTTTCACACCGAACGCTGCTGCGATCTGCAATGCAGTGTATTTTTTCAATTCAAAGAACTGTGAATCTGACAATTTGATGTCGAGTGGTGTCAGTTTCATCCCTAACGGTACGGGGATGATTTTTCCTGTGTTTCTCGCTCCGCTGCCGAAATCCTCAAACGATTTCACGAGTGCCTCTTTTGCTTTATCATTCAACTCTCCCGTGTATTCAAGCGTCGCTTTCGCTGTCAATCCGCTTTCATACAAGCTGTTCATGTACCTCTGTGATGCCGATGCTCCGGAGATTGTGTCACGGAGAATCTGCTGCACTGGTAAACCCGTCACACCGTCAAAACTGAATGATGTTTTGAAGTGCATGACCTCACTCGTGTCAAATACATACTGACTTCCGGATGTCGGGTCTGTGTAGACATACCACAAGCGTCCTTTTCCTGCGAATATGCCTGCATCATCCACAACAATCTGAACACAATTCGACTGCATCACCCACAGGTCAAGAATTTTGACCTCTCCTCCGTATTTCTTCCGGATGAATTTCTTTCTCATGTACACATAAGCGTTCCCGTAGTGATTGCGGTTGATTTCCACTGTGTTCCAAAATACCGTCGGTGTCATGAACGGGTTCGGTCTCTTGGTCAGCAGTCTCGACGTGTCCGTCTGTTCTGCCTCAATGATTCCTTTGTCCGTTCTCTGATAATATTTGATAGGCATTTTCGCAAGAGTTTCCGACAGCATCTTGAGACATGTGAAATATGTCACCTCTGATGTTGTCTTTCTCCTCCTGCTCAAACCCATGCTCTCAAGGAATGACGGTGAGTTGAGCGTCATCACCCCGCCTGTCAGTTCCGTTGAATCACTGACCTCCGGTGCAGTTTCACCTTTCCACCAGTTCATCAAACTGTTTGCTATTTTTCTAAATGGGTTCATTCTTTCTCACCGCCTTTCCCCATGTATTTCTCATACATTTCAAGCCATTCATTCACAACCTCATTTGTGTCCGGCTTGTACTCCTCTTTCATTGCTGCTTTCCATGCGTCGATGATTGCGTCAATCGGGTCGATTCTGTCCTCGTCGAGTGCCTTGTCGATTTTGATTTCACCGTAACTGTTCGAGATAGTCTTTGCGTTTGCAATCGACCACGTCAGCAGTTCATCGAACGGAACAACCTTGCCTTTTCCGACTTCTGTTCCCTCAATCACGACGTTTCCTGCTTTTATCTCCAGTCTGAAATCAACTGTTGCGTCATTGAGTTCCTTTGCTGTCTGTGTAATTGCCACAGAATCGAATCCCAGTGCCTCAAGGTCTGACAGGAACGCAGATGCGTTGTGTGGGTCATAACACACAAGTTGAGGTTTCAAATCATTCTGTTTGATTAAATCCTCAAGGTACTTGATGACGTACTTGTAATCTGTCTTTATTCCTCCCAGTGTCTCCGTGACTGTCACGAGACCTTTTGAAATCCATACATCATACGGAACTTTGTCCGTCTTGATATGCTCGTCCACTCTGCTCGCAGGTATGAATGAGTGAGTATGCACAAAATACTTTTTCACACCGTCAACCATGTACGGGATGACGATTGCGATGGATGTCAAGTCGCCTCCGGACGACAGGTCAACTCCGACATAGCATTTTGAGCCTCTGAAATCCTTGAGCGTTCGCAATGCTGCACATCGTTTCCAGTCTTTTATGTCCTTGATGTACAGTGCGTTTGACCACTGCATCCACATGTTTAACTGCTTAACGAGGAAATCTCGCAAATCCTCCCCGCCCATATCACGGGCAGTATTCGCAACCGGAACGAGATTCTCCAGTGCATCCTCGTCATATTCGAGAATCGGGTTTGCTTTTATCCAGTTCTCCTTTTTGTATAGGTCATCCGCTGTGTCCAACTGTGCTATATACACGAACTGACTGTCGTTCTCAAACACACCTTTCAGCAGATTGCAGCAATACTCATATAACTTGTAGCAAGGCGATTTCAAATCGAACCCCGCTGTCGTTATGACGGAGATCAGTGCGGATTTTAATTTCTTGATGCCTCCCTCAAGCAGTTTGTACATCTGATTTGTCTTGTGAGCGTGGTATTCGTCAACGATTCCCAAATATGCACGGTGTCCGTCCAGTGACTTGGTATCTCCGGATAATGCCTTGATTTCCGAATGTGTACAGAGACAATCTATCGTGTGATTATGCTCATGCACCTTGAACCACTCCGACAAATCCTCGTCGGAATTGATGAATTTTACAATTTCATCAAAAACAATGTTCGCTTGGTCTTGTTTTGTCGCAGTACAAAAGATTTTTCCGTATTTGTACCCGTCAAAATTGCCATAGTAACACGCTAAGATACCATTGATGAACGACTTTCCGTTCTGTCTGCCTAACTGTACATAGGACGTTCTGAACCGTCTGTGACCCTTTTCTTTTGTCCTCCACCCATTCAGAGACCCTAAAACGAAACACTGGAACGGGTACGCTGTCACATTTTCCTGTTCGTCACCCTCTGCGATTGTCAATTCTTCCGCAAAATTGATGATTTTCTCGGACTTTTCAACGTCGAAATAATATTTGTATGGTGCTGCTTTCGCTTTTTCGAGGTCGTCAAGATGCCTTTGACATGCCAGTCTGACATATTCACCTGCAATGATGACACCTGCAACGACATCAAGAGCGTATTGTGTGCAACGGTCGGTCACTGTTGCCCCTGCTGCCATTTATGAACTCGCATACTTGGCGAATTTGTTCTCCGGTTTTGTTTCCTTTGCTTTCGGAACTACCAACCGACACCGACTGCTGACCGTCATTCCGAAATCCGATGCCCCCTGCCGACATTGTTTCATGCAGCGGTCTTGTATAATCATGAGACGCTCCCTCTCACCGTTCACAACCTCCCGTGTTCCGACCTGTACACGTTCCTGTTCTCCTGTGTCCGGATTCTCTCGCATCTCATAGACCGGAACATCGACCATCAACGGAGTTTCTCTGATTTTGTCCGTTATCTCGATGTATTGGTCTTGTGCAATCAGTAATCTCGCCAGTGCATCACAATCCACGTTCGCAATGAGTTTGATTGCAAGCAGTTCTTTTGACAATTTCCGGAATTTCTTCTTTTGTTCCGGTGTCAAATATGCCGGAGGCTTGACTTTGTCGTTTGGGGCGACCACCTCCGCATTTTTTCTCGCCTCAATCTCTGCTTTTGTGAGGTGTTTTTTTCCTTTCATGACCACCAAATCGGTCGGTTGTCTCTGTCCTGCCATGCAGCATCAACCCCCTTTCCGTCCAGTGTTCACGAGTTTCGTGTCACATTCTGACACCTTTTCGTCACTCCCCTGCGTCTTGATTTTCTCGTGGGGAGTTTTCTCCAAAGAAAAGAGGGGGTGCGACTAAGAAACGGTCACATAAAACTTTTTCATATCCCCCTGCCTCTTTGAAATGGTAATCAATCAGCGACCTCAACTGTGTCTGTGTTGCTTTCATGCTTGCATTGCTCTGTTTATATAATGCTGTGATTGTGTTGTGTGTCCGGTGGCTCAAGGGTATCAAGTTCAATGGGTTCAACCTCTGCTCCCAGTCCTCCTCAAGTTCTATGATGTGGTGGATGGGGTCTGAATCTTTCAGTGTTATCAACTTGTGTTCAACATACAGAGCATATATATCCACATACTCATACACACTCATGATGACAGGTCTCAACTCCCGCCATTCCTTTGACAGATAGAACTCTGCTGCTCGTGGGTCTCTGCGTGTATTGTTATATGTCACATGCCTTGACTGCTGCCTTGCCTCGCACTGCTCGCACATGGTCAATGCCTGTGGGATAAGGCGACCGCATCCCTTACATGCTTTCAATAACACACTGCTCACTCCTCTCTGTCCATCGGTCTCCTGCTGCCTCTCATGCCTTTCAAGAGGCGGGCATACATCGCACATGATAGTGTCCTGCTGCCCGCATATAACAGGAGGGCAAACAGGCAAGAAAAAAGCGACTGCATCTCTGCAATCGCTCACTCAACTGTTCACGTTATCATATTAGCACGTTTATATTTGCTTTTGTTCACCCTCTTTTTACCCCCGAAATCACCCTCATTTCACCCCGTTTTCACTCTCATTTCACTCCGATTTTGTCATTTTCGATTGCTTTTGCACCGAATAATTTGATTGAGAGACGTTCTGTCATTGATCTGCACCACTTTTTCGGTGAGTTCTTTCCGCATCCTGTCTCCCTCACAATATCCTCGTATGACTTGCCTTTGATATATACTGCCTCAAGTGCGTCGTACTTGTACCCCTCACCTGCTGCCTCTGCATCCTCTTTCAACGATGCAAGAGCCTTTTTCATGTGCTCGAACAGAATGACCGTCTCTGCCTTGCACTCTCTGATAGACTGGAGGAACGCTTTTTCTGCTGAAATGTTATATCTTGATACATCGTCAATCTGTGACACTTCTGAAATTGCATCCTTGATATATCGCTCTATTTCCCGATAGTTCTCAAGATATACCTGCGTTTTCTGAATTGCTGTCATTTCTTTTTCTGTCTCCACGTCGTTTTCCTCCTTTTGACCTTTTCAGAGGCAATCCATGATATTTCCTCCAATTATTCGACTTTTCCTGTCTCCTCGGTCTGTATATACTCTCAAATGCGGTCAATGCCTCTTTTGCACTGATTCCCACTTTCAAAAGAGCATCTTGCAGGTTTTCTCCTCCTGCTGCCTTGATTTTCTCCGGATGTTCCGGAGATTCCGTCTTTTTCAAGACCGTTGCTGCCTCTGCTGCCTGTTCAATGATTTCAGACACCTCTTTCTCTGTCTTTCCCGCTGCCCGCAGTCTTGAAATGACGTTTTTCACCTTTTCCACGAATCCCATGTCTCCATCCTCCTCCGCACCTAATTGAAAGGGAGTTCTTCGTCGATTCCGTCCGGAATATTCATGAAACCGTCACCTGCATCCGAATACCCTCCGTTGTTCCCGTCCTGCTGCCCTGCTGCTTTCTTACTCTCTGCAAATTCCTGTTCCTCGACAATCACGTCCGTGGTATAGACCTTTTGACCGTCTCTGTTCGTATATGACCCCGTCTGAATCCGTCCAGTGACAACCACTTTTGTTCCCTGCTTGAGATATTTTTCTGCGAACTCTCCATCTCGTCCAAACGCAACGCATGAAATGAAATCCGCTGACTGCTGCCCGTCTTTTGCTCCTCTACGGTCAACCGCAAGTGTATATCGTGCGATCGCCATTTCCTCCTGTGAATTATTCCTCGGTGAATATCTGACATTCGGGTCTCTCGTGAGACGACCCATCAAAATGACCTTGTTCATCCGTTTTCCCTCTCTTTCTGCAAAATATACTCATTCTGTGCTTTCTGCAATTCCGTGATGCCCTTTTTGAACTGTGCATCATCTCCATTCATGCAGATTTCAAACAATTCCTCGTATCTGTCAATATTCTCGGTGATGAACGCTGCCTCTGTCTTTGAACGTCTCTGCGTGAGGAACATTCCTTTGATTGTCTCTCTCATGGTCTCGCAGTTCTGTCTCTCCTCCTCCGTTTCCGGAGGAGTTTCTTTTAGCATCTTATCGACAACCCTGTCCACCGCATCCGCAATCTGTTCTTTCCATCCGGATGACGCTTTTTCATCAATGAGTTGTGACTGGATGTCCTCGAACGATGCTCCCGCTGCTGCTCCCGTGATTCTGATGTCCTTATTTCCTTTTGCTGCAATCAGAATCAAATCATCGTCATACGCTGCCATGTAATAGTCGAATTTTGCATTGAAATTCTCTTTCGGATTGATGATGACCTCCGGTTCACTGCTGCCCTCTGTCTGAATCATTACACCGATATATTTCTGACCTGTTCCCTTTGCCTCGATGAATAATGCTTTTAATTGTCCTTTTTTCAATTTCCTGTTCCTCCCATAGTCAGCAGCCTCTCAAATAACTGCTCATATAATGCCTTGAATGTGTCACGCTCGGTCTGAACCTTGATGATGTCCTCTGATTGTCTGCTTGCATCAACTTTCCTGTTCTCCTCGACATACACTGCTGCATCCTGTTCAATTTCTGCGATTCTGTCATCACATTCCTGCTGCAACGTCTCAATTTTCCTTTTTAGGCTGTCGATTTCCTCCTGCTGCCTCTGTATCGTCTCATTGTACTGCTTTGATGGTTTCCCGCCATTATCCAACTGCAAGGAAATCATGAGAGCGATGTCAATGTTTTTCATTTCCTGCTCTGATACCTGCCCGATATAGTTATTCACACGCTCGGTCGATACCGACGACACCTGTTCACACAATACTGTGGATAATCGTCCGGTACTGCGGACGGTCACATGTGTCGGGAGGTCTGTTTTCGGTTGTGTCGTCATGTATACAACCTCAATCACTCCGGAGTGTTTGTTGTTCTCGTCATTACTGACTACGACTGCGGGTCTGTCCGCAAATTGCTCACTCCCGTTCGTCGCCCCCCCCCCTCGTGCGATATAGAATATCTCTCCTCGTCTGATGTCATCCATTGCCTTTTCCTCCTATTCTTCTTTTCCTCCTGCGATGATTCCGACTGCATTTTCAATCATGATGTACTCCTCACCGCCCTCAACATACCCGTCACCGTTTGCTCTAATATCTGCACAAATCTGATTGATGTCTGCTCTGTCAAACGGTTCTCCATTCTCGTTCAACAGAGATGTCGCCATGATGCAATATCCGTCCTCAAGACCTGCAAACTCCTCAAGGATATACGTCACAAGCACTCTCACGGTGCGTCCGGTGTTCTTTCCGTCCTTGAACTCCATCATCTCAAGGATGTCGCCTTTTTTATAGTCTCTGTCATTCTTCCGGAGTTCAAATGTCTTTTCTCCGGATGCAACCTCCTCAAAAAATGTCGCTCCCAGTTTAATGTGATGCACTTTCTGACCGTTCTCCTGTGTATCTGACGGGAGGTTGTTCATCTTCTCCTCCTCTGCCTGTTCACGGAGTTTCTTTTTCGTCTCACGGTCGATTGCATCCTGCTCCTCGTTATATCTCTGCTCGTCTGTCTTGTATGCCTCTGCACGGTTCTTGTACTGGTCGCATGAGGTACATGTTCCGGTCTTTACGTTGCAGGTCTCGTATTCGGTGCATGAATAGCAGATTGATGTGATTCCCTCCGGATGCGGTGTCTCATAATCGTCGCCCGCTTTCTTTTCCTCCGGAGGATTCATGCTGTTTTCGGACGACTGCTGCCCTGCTGTGTCTGAATCTGACACGGTGTCCTGCTGCCCTGCTGCATCCTGCTCCTGTTCCGGTTTCTGCGGTGATTTCATGTCCTTAATTTCCGTATAGGACAATTCTCCGTTTTCCTTGTATTTTGCAAGTGCCTCCTGCTGCATCTCCGGAGACATCCCGCTCAACTCATACGCTGCGGAGAATGTGAGGCGCTCGTTGTTGAGTTCCTCCCGAAACTCCGGAATCAGATTGTTGTTGACGCTCTCAATCTGTGCGATCTTGGTCTTTGACATCTTGAGCATTGAGGCGATGACATCACGGAGGCGACCGGACTGGAGGTCATATCCCTTGATTTTCTTCCCGTCCGTTTTCATACGCTCAAGACACGCTTTGAGACGCTGTTCCTCCTCAATGACATCCTTGAGAGACTTTGTCCGGTATGCGTTTGCAATTATGATTTCCACCTGCTCCTCGTCCTCGTCCTGCGGTGTGGTCAGTTTACAGGTTGCAATCTCAAAATCTTTATATCCCTGCTCGACAAGGTGCTTGAGTGCAAGCCACCGTCTCTCACCTGCGACGATTCTATATTCACCCTGCTCATTCGGCTCAAATACAACCTCAAGATTCTGCTTGAGACCATACATGAGGATGTCTCCTGCCAGTTCCTCAATATCTGCTAAATCGTAGAAATTGAGTTTGTTCCGGTACATCTTGAAAATCGAAATGTCCTTTGTCCGGAATCTCGCTCTCGGTGATTCGTCAACTCCTGCCTTGCTGTTCTTGTTCAGTGCGTCCATGACGCTGAATCCTGTTGCCATGTTCTTTCCTCCTGTTTTCTCCCGTCAGTGCGGTCACGATTTCTTTGTATTCCATTTCACACTCGAAAATCTGTGCGTCGAGTGCGTCCAGTCTCTTGTATAACTGGTTTTCAATGCTTTTCGGTACTTTCTCGCCATTCCGCAGCAATATACCGATTATCTGATATTTACTCTTGCAGGTCAGTTCCGTCAAAATCTGAATCCGTTGCTTTTGATTCTCTGCTCTCCGGAATGACCCGCATATCTCTCTTTCGGTCACACGCATCCGCTCCCCTATTCTGTTAATTTCTGCTTTTTGGTCTCTGTACGCTCGACGTTTATCTCGCCTTTGCTATTCTGTGATATAGATGCTTTGACCCCCCCTCGGAGGTTCAGAGTGACCTTTGCCAGTCCTCCGGTGTATATTTCCTCGACTGCTGCCTTGAGAATGTTCACGATGCCCTCACTGCATCTCTTTTCCGGTGCTGCTGCCTCTCCGAACAATGCAGCGACGTTCTGCATCGCCTTTTCTTTCCTCTGTTTTTCTTTCTGATACTCAACCGCCTGTTCGCAGGTGCAGGACATTGTCGCCTGTTCCTCTGCCTGTGGCTGTGTCAGTTTCTCCTCGCTGTCGATCTGCACCATCTGTCCGCAGAATCGACATGGTGCTGTGTTGATGATGTTTCCCATGTTCAAATCTCCTCTCTAATCAAAATCAATGAATTGTTCCGCTTTGAATCGGTCTCCCATATCCATGAAATAACCGTATAAAAATTCTTTCTGTTGCTTTGTCAGATTTTTCATGTTTGTCACTATATATCCGGTATATCCGGACGGATTGTGAATCAAGCAATATCCCTTTACCTCTGACAGAAAATCTCTCATGAGGTGGTCAATTTCATTGTCTCTGTTTTCTTTTACCCAGTTCCAATATTCCTCCGTGAACCCTTTTTCCTCACAGATTTGTTCTGCTGATTCCTCATGAGTTCCGAACGGTGATTCAGTGAAAACTCCTGTCGGAGACAACCACCCGAACTCTTTTTCCTCCGTGTCCTGCTGCCCTGCTGCATCCTGCTCCCGCTGCATCTGTGGCATTATTCCATTGTTGAAATTTTCGAGATGCTTGGAAAACTTTTCCATGTTCATCTCACGCTCAATGATTTCCTCATATTTCAGAGGTTTTCCCTCTTTCCCGTCCTTGAGCATGACCATCCGGCATGTTCCCCATTCCATCTCACTGAATCCCAAATCGTAGCACTCCATCACATAAAACAATCCCGTTTTCAAATCCGGATTCATGCGAATCTCAACCATGTCAATGAAATTTTTATTGTCCAGTGCATCCCATACGATGTGAAAGTAATATGCAAAACCTTTTTCAAACGATTCGCACTTTCCCGAACCGTCAAGTGTTATGCAGGTGTCGCATCCTCCATTAGTGTGGTGTTTGCATGAACTGTTGTTGCATGTGATTTTTCTCTTTCCCACGCTCACCCCTCCAGTTCCTTGAGCAATTCATGAACCACATTGCGATAGTCCTGTGACACGATGCAGTTCTTTGAAAACTGCGGGAGGACTGCCATTCTCATGGATGCCTTTTCCGCTACAATCGACCGACGAATCGGTGTGACAAACATGTCAAATCCGGAACTGTTTTTCATCCACTCCTCGAAATCCAGTGATGTCTTGTTTTTCTGTCTCATGGTCACAAGACCTTTGATTCGGAGTTCCGGATTGATTTCCCGCAGGTCGTCAACCTGCTCCTGCAAATTGTGAATCGCCTCGTTTTCGTAGCCTCCAACCTTTACGGGTGCGATGACGAGTTCTGCTGCCAGTAGAATGTTAATGACCACCATGTCAAGCAGACGACCACAATCACAAATACAATAGTCGTATGCCTCTGATATTTCCTCCAGTGCATCCCGCAGCCTCGTGACTTGGTTTGCCTCCTGCTTGAGCAGCAGTTTCATGTCTGTCTGCATGAGATACCCGTTTGCGGGAATGATGTCAATGTGGCTGTACTGTGTGGGTCTTATCAAGTCCGTTGTCCGGTATGACCCGCCCACGCTCACATGACGCTCAAGCAGTTCACTCATTCCCGTTCCCTCCGGTTCGTATGCCTCGAATGTCTTTGACGTATCTCCCTGCGGGTCTCCGTCGAGAATGAGAACACGTTTCTCCTGCTCCTCCCCCAACATGTAGGCGATCGCATCCGATGTCGTTGTCTTTCCGATTCCACCTTTCGGTGACATTACTGCAATAATTCTCATTTTTCCTGTTCCTCCTGTTATCCTCTTGTTACCTGTTACATGAAACCTCTGTCGTCCGGCTGTCTCCATCCACAGCGGTGCAGGTGCATCCCCTCGCCCACCTTGTAGAGTGTATATGTGAACCCTGCTCCCAGTGCTATGACGACGACTGCTGCCACAATGATGATTTTCCTCATGTCCTCACCTCCCCGCTATATCGTGATTGTGTGGTATATACACAACTGTAAATCTCTGAAAGAATAGTCCGGTGTTTCCTCCGGTTTCATCGGTGCAACGAGACCCAGTTCTTTGTATTTCCTATGAGTGATCTCCGGAATTGCTCTGAACCTCTTGACCTCTGCATCTCCTATCTGTGCGACGATGTCCTTGTCAACCTCCATGTTTGCGAAATACTGGTTGTATATCTCCTCACCGTCCTTGATGACCCGAACCCTGTCCGGACTTTCAAGCAACGTCATAACATCCTTGACCGTCATCCTGCTGCACCTCCTCATTTCTTTCTCGGTTTGCTCTCTTTGATTTCCCCGTTCTTGAGGATGCTGTTGTTCGGGATGCTCATTGTTATATTTCTTAATGCCTCTCTGTTTTCCAGTGGTATGACAATTTCACTATCTCCCATTTTGTGATTCATCAATTCGCAGTATTCCTCGATAACCTTGACCGCCTCCTCTGCTGAATAACAGGTTGCGACAAAATGTCCTGCTGCTGCCATATCCGAAAGAAACTCCTTTTGTGTCTCCTGCTGCCTGTTATCACCGAATTTCATCTCGATGTACAGTCCGCAGTACAGTCCTTTCGGGTACGGGAGGCACAAATCAGATACACCCGCCTTGACACCCATCTGTTTGAGTTTGACCGCCTCCTGCTTGTTCCTGCTGCCTCCGTTCGGTACATGATGCAACCATTTTAATTCCGGATAACGGTTCATGTTCCAGTTCGCCCACGACACGACATTGATTTGCTCCGTGTCCTCACTTCTCATTGCATATCTCATGTTCATTCTCTTTCACCTCTTTCCTGCTGCCTGTCTCCTGCTTGCACATGTCATAATATTCGCAGAACAGACACACATGTCTGCAATCCTTGACCCTCAACATGTGCAGAATCCTCTCAATCACCTGCATCCTGCTCCAGTTCCTCCTCAATTTCTTTCATCCGGCTCATGATTGTCTGATTGTACTCATACACATAGATTCCGTTTTTCCATAGGTGTTGTTTTGCTCCCTGCTCCCCGTAGTTATACGCTGCAAGTGCATCTTGAATCGTTCCGTATCTCTCAATCAGTTCCGACAGGTAATCAATCCCAACAAGTACGTTCTGATATGGGTTCGTGAGGTCTGTGACGTTCAGACGCTCCATCCTGTCTCTGTGGCACTCCTCATATATCTGCATGTACCCGATAGAATGACCATCGTCACCAACCTTGTCGAATTTATATCCGGATTCTTTCTCAATCAGAGCGACCACAAGGTCATATCTGACCCCGTACTGCTTGCAGACGCAATATGTATATACCTGCATCTTTTCCGGAAAATAGCCACCTGTCCGACTGTATTCCTCCGGTATCTCATAGAACACAAATCCGTCCTCCTCACCTCCCCAGTCTGCCGACATGGTGTCGAATACTGCATACTTGTCCGGTTCTGTGTCCTGCTCCTGCTGCCATGTTCGCACCTGCTCAAGCATTGCATTTTGTCCGGATGCCTCTCTTTTCTCGTCAATCCTCTGCATCCGTGCATCGAACTCCTGTGACTGCTGCTCAAACTCCTCAAATTCCTTGTCATCTCGCATGACAGAGCGTGTCAGACCTATGCTCACAGCGATCGCCAGTAATACCATCACCGCAATATATGTCCGTTCCCGTCTCCTCCTGCTCATTCTTCTCTTTCTTTTTGCTTTCATTGCTGCCTCCGTTTCCTCATTCTCGCCCGTATGTAGAACATTGAGTTGAAATCGTTGTAATAGATTCCCGCATCCGTGAAATCAAAATCCGGATACCATTTCAACATCTGCTCACGAACCTGCTCGTGTCCTTTTCTCATGGTCTCGACGTATGTTCCGATTTTCTTATATCCTCCGGCTTTCGCTGTCGGTCTCTTGGAATGAACCACCTTGATGTCGGGGTCTCTCAATCCCTGTGAGGAGTTCCACCGTTTCTCCGATTTCACCCTGTTCTTTTCCTCGACGATATACTTTGCCATTCCTGTCAAACCGTTCTCGTCCTTTTGCAGCCTCCGAACCTCGTTCCTGCTGCTCTGTTTCCAACATCCCTCAACCACATCCATGTCCATGTCGCCATCCATGACAATGTGATGATGCCACCGGATTTCCTCTGTCGGATTGTAGGCGGTCACATAGACATATCTTGCGTTTGGGAGACCCCTTTTCTTTCTCTGATAATTCACCCGTCGGATGAATTTCTGCACGTTCTTGATTGCTGCGTCGATGTCTCCGTCCGGAGGGAGATGCTCATTGTCGTATGTAAACGTGAGCCATAAATCCCTGTCCGTGAAATTCTCATTGATAAGACGCTCCACATATTTCCTTGCGTTCTTGTCATTCAGATTCCTTTGAGCCTTGTCATTGTCCTTTTTGATACTCCGACCCTCCGGAGGTACTTCATCCATTTTCTTGAACTGTGGATATATCTCAACCTCGAACTGGTCTCCTGCTCGTATCTCCTTGAGTGCATATACAACCTTTTTCCCTTGCTTGAACATCTGCTCAACAAAGAACTCGTGCATATCCTCAAGGCTCTTGTTGTATGCTGCCTCATAGTCATACGGGATGAACGTCATCCCTTTCTTTCTCTTTGCCATTCTGACACCGTTCCTCCTGCTGCCCTTATATATACTTTTCAACGACTTGTTACTATCCATCACAAGGTCGTCAAAAGGGTCTGAAACCCTTTGGATCACGGGGTTTTCCCGCTTTTTCATGCTTGCAATATGGTGTCAGATTTGCTATAATATTTTTAGGTTTTAAGCGTCTGACACAGACTGCTAAACGGGAGACCGCTGCAACGGTCTCCTTTCTTTTTGCTCTTTTTTCTCATGCTCTGCATATTCATTTTTTAGGTGTATTCCTCGTAAATCGCCCCCTCCATATCGAACGCAAGTTGACCGTCCATGTTGTCATCTTCCATCCACCACTTAAACACTTTCAGACCTGTTGACCACTTATTACAATTCTTTAAGCCTCTTTTTTCTCGTTCAATCAGCATCTTGTCAAATGCTCTGATATATGCCTCTTTGTATTTTGGATAACGTTCAAGTTCGCTCCATCTCTTATCTCCTGCCATCGGGCAGCCGATACAACCAACCCTGCAATTTCCGCATCCGTATAGTGGATTTAGACAAATTGCATTTTTCTTTATATACCACCACAGAAATTCATCATCCCAGTCTATCAGCGGATTTATAATGACCTTGTGCGTTCTGAAACAGTTTTCAACGGTTCTCCTCGTTTCTGCATTGTCGAGGTTCATCACAATCACCCCGCCCTTGTTCGTTGACAGAAAATTGTCGTCTTTTTCTGCCTCTTTTAATAAATCTTTTTAGGTTTTGGGATTGTAATTGCACCTTGATTGTTTTTTCGATTATTGCTTTCTGCTTTTCTTACACCTGTGACGATTCTCTCCCCCAGCTCTCCAGTGTTCTCTTTAAGGTCTACACAGCAATATCGCATCAAGCGTGTCGGCGGTGTGACATGCCTCACGATCAACTGCCACATGCTCTCTTTTGGATAATGAATTTCATACGGAATCCCCATCTGTTCAAACTTTCGTTTTTCTTCCCGAACAAAATAGACCGTTTCCGGTGCATCCACTGTTGTGTGATTATGACGAACTCTGAATTGCAACCCATATTTTTCTTTCGCTTGCAACGCTATGTGCTTTAGAACACTGCTGTCTTTTCCTCCGCTGTCGCAGATAATGCACTCACTTCTTTCACACATCATGTGCAATATTTCTATTGCATTTTTCTCCAGTCGTTCCATCTCGCCCTCCTCATGCTGTTGCAACCGCTGTCTTTCCCTGCTGCTCCCACTTCTGACGTTCCTCCTGCTTTCCTGCCATATATCCGGCAATATAGGACTTGTCAACGTCGTCCATCTGTGTGAACCGCTCTGCGATATTCTCAATCATTTCTTTTCTCTCGTCCTTTGACATATATGTCACGCTCCTCTCTTTCCTCTGATTCTCTCAAGTTCTGCCTGTATGTCTTTTCCGGAATAATCTGCAAGCAGTTTCTCCGAAATGTGATAAGTCCATATTGATGACATCTGCACCGCTGTTCCGATAGGGAGTTTCCCTTGCTGCATCGCTATTCGGATGAATTGCGGTGATACATTCAATATGACTGCTGCCTCGGTTGGCAATATACGTCCGACTTCCATCCGTCTGACCTCCTGTTCTGACCTGCCTTGTCAATGCGTGGGCGGTCATCCCACACAGACGGGCGACTGCTGCCCGTTTCGGCTCTCAATAGTCATCCTCAATCTGTTCGTCTGCCTCTGTGTAATATTCCCCGTCATATCCCTTTGACATGATTCTCTGATAGCATCTGTCACACACCAGTCTGAACGGGATTCCATGACAATCCTTTGTGAAATACATATCCTCACGATCAACCTCGTGTTCGCACACCGGACATGTCCGAATGTCACGCTCCTCGAATCTGCATGACAACCCGTTCTGTCTCCTCCGGCAATCCTCGACCGTTCCGTCTCGTCCTGTCATGAGTTGGTTTTTGCAGATGTCGCAATCATTTCCCTCGTTGAAATATTTCATTTCCTGCATCCTGTTTCCTCCTGTGGAGGCTCTCTCGGTCTGTTCATGACCTCGCCTCTGTTCCGGCTGAATTTACCGTGTTGTGTCTTTTCACCTTAAAAAGTCACCGAAAACCTGTCATCCAACTATGAACCTTTTAGCAAGTTCACCCGCTGCCATGTTTCTCACGGTATTCCGACGCTGTCTTTCGGCTT